AAGGGCGTGATGGCTAGAGGGCCGATGGGATGACGTACACGGAGTTAACAGCCGCGATCCAGTCGTACACGGAGAACTACGAGCAGGAGTTCATCTCCTACATTCCGACGTTCATCCGTCAGACGGAGACGCGTGTCTACAACACCGTGCAGGTGCCTGCGCTGCGGGCAAACAAGACGGGTATTTTGTCTGCGAACAACAAGTATCTGTCTGCGCCCAGCGACTTCTTGGCGGTGTACTCCATGGCAGTGGTTGAGAATTACGGCACAGCAGATGAGGAGTATCACTACCTGCTGAACAAGGATGTGAACTACATTCGCGCTGCGTATCCCACGCCGGCGGACACAGGTTTGCCGCAGTACTACGCAATCTTTGGTCCGGCTGTGAGTAGCAGTATTGTGACGGATGAGCTGTCGTTTATCTTAGGTCCTACGCCTGACCAAGCGTACACGGTAGAGCTGCATTACTACTACTATCCTGAGTCGATCACGACGGCGGCAGATGGACGTACATGGCTAGGCGACAACTATGATCCGATTCTGCTGTACGGCAGTCTGCGCGAGGCGTATTTGTACATGAAGGGTGAGCAGGATTTGATTGCGAACGTAGAGGCGAAGTACAACGAAGCCATGGGACAGCTGAAACGTCTTGGTGACGGTATGGAGCGTCAGGACGCATACAGAAGTGGTCAGGTCAGGGTGAAAGTCACATGACGATTTACCAAGGGCTGACCACGTCGTTCAAGGTTGACATTTTGAATGGCCGGCAGAATATCGCGTCGGACACGTTGAAGATGGCGCTGTATGACGGCTATGTGGATCTGAACGAGAACACGACAGAGTACGCGACAACGAATGAAATCAGTGGAACGGGGTACGTAGCGGGCGGTCAGACGCTAGCAAATGTGACTATAAACTCCACGAGTAATGGTATTGTGTATGTAAGTTTTGATAATGTGGTGTGGAATCCGGCGCAGTTTGTAACTAGAGGTGCGTTGATCTACAACTTCACCCGAAGTAATGCGTCTGTAGCTACGTTGGATTTTGGTAGTGACAAGACGCAGGCTGGCAACGGCACATTTACTGTGACTTTACCCCCTGACACAGCGTCGAGTGCGCTGATTCGTATTAACTAAGGAGTAATCATGACGATTGAAAAATTAAAGTCCAGCGATGCTGTAGCAAGCTCGGTGGCAAAGAAATCTGGCTTTACCGAGCAGACATCTGGCGGCGGCGTATTTACGGTAACTTGCTATGACAGCGAGGGCAACCAGAAGTGGGTAGATGTTTGCCCAAACCTGGTGGTCAACGTTGGCTTGCAGGACATGAACAACAAGTTCTTCACAGGCGCTACCTACACAGCGGCTTGGTATATCGGTTTGGTCAACGGCACGTCTGCGAGTACCACGTTCTCTGGTGGTGACACGCTGGCTTCTCACGCAGGTTGGGATGAGAACAGTAGCTATAGCGGTAACCGCAAGGCTCTGAGCTTTGGCACGGCTACGCTGGACGACCCATCAAACATTAACAATGCTTCTTCTGCTGCTTCCTTCACCATGAATGCGAATGCCACGATCGCTGGCGCGTTTGTGGCTAACGTAGCAACAGGCACGTCCGGCATACTGTTTTCGGTGTCTGACTTCCAATCGCCTGGTGATCGTACTGTGGTTAGCGGCGACGTACTGAACGTGACCTATTCGTTCAGCCTTGATGCTTCCTGATAGGAGAGAACCATGAGTTTCAAAAAAGGCGACATAGTCAAGGTTAAAACGGTAGTGCCGGAAGGTCCGATCATCAAGATGCGCATGGACGATGACGGCACGATCTACTATTTGCTGGAGTGGTTGAACAGTGATGGTAGTCCGGCGGAGCGTTGGTTCACGGAAGATCAGCTGGTAGCAGCGGGGTAATTTGTGGCTGTTGTCGACGGCGGTTTTGGTAGTGGTACATGGGCAGAAGCGGGCTGGGGCTGTTCCGTTTACTACCCCGTCATTTCCAACGCAGGCTGGGGGCTAGGCGCGTGGGGATCTGACGGATGGGGGCTAGGCGACGGTGGGTTGCTTAAAGTATCTGATGAAACATCATCGCCAGTAAATCCAGCTATACAAGCGTTGATAGCAGAATCCGCAGTTGTAAGTGATCAGGTATCTGGCGAGCGCACGTTTACAGGAGCAGTATCTGAGTCTGGTGTGGCAAGTGAGACGGTTGTTGCTGGAATAGCGATAGCAAACAATATCAGCGAGCAGGCGAATGCGGCTGACACGGTTTCATCGCTCTTTATCATTAATGGCAGAGTAGTCGAGTCGGTAGTTGGTTCTGAGCTAATCAGTAGCCAAGTGATACTTGGTACATCGGTCATAGAATCTGCGGTAACGACTGATGTTATCAGCGCAACGCCACAGTTTCCGACCAGCATTGCAGAGTCGGCAGCGGCAAGCGAGACGGTTTCTGGTACGCCAGCGTTCTCTGCCAGTATTGTGGAAAGCGCGACAGCAAGTGAGCAAGTTTCTGCATCGCCGGGTGTTGCGGCTTTTGTAGATGAGAGTGCGGTTGGTCAGGACAGTTTAAGTGGACAGGTTGTACTGCAAAATGCAATAGCAGAGGCTATCGCGGCGGCAGATTTGGTTTCTTCGTTAGGCGTATTCCAGGCGCAGGTAATTGACAGTTTGCAAGCATCAGAGGAAACAAGCGTATTTGGCACAGTGCGCAGCACTATTGCCGAATCAGCGACTGCATCTGATACATTAACCCGTAGATTCTTGTGGGAATTTATAGACGACGGCCAGAACGTCAGTTGGCAGCTTATAAACACTACTCAGTAAGGAAAGATCATGGCAAGCACATATTCCCAGCTCAAGATTGAGCTGATCGGCACGGGCGATCAGGCGGGTACGTGGGGAGCGACTACCAACGTAAACCTTGGCACGGCTGTCGAGGAGGCGATTACAGGCAGTGCGAACATCACGTTTGCGAGTTCAAATGTCGCTCTTGCTCTGACAGACACAAACGCCGCGCAGACAGCACGGAATCTTCGGCTGGTGGCCAACGGCACAATTACCAACGAGCAGCACCTTTTTGTTCCGGCGATAGAGAAGCAGTACTTGGTTGTGAACAGTTTGTCCAACTCCATCATCATTGCCAACGGATCAAATAGTGGTGCGACTGGTACGACGTTCACGCTGCCTGCCGGGCGCAGTTCTATCGTGTTCAACGATGGCACGAACATCAACGATGTAGTGACGTTTGTATCCACCTTGGGTAATGTGACGATTACTGGTGGCACGGCGAACGCGCTGACTATCAGCAACGTCAGCATCATCAGTGGCAATATCAACAACATCACCTCTAACGCGTCTACGTTTACAAATGCGACGATTACGACAGCGACGGTGAATGGCGGCACGGCAAATGGTGTGCAGTCGAGCAACGTGACAATTGTGAGTGGAGTGGTTGGTAATACGACGATCAATGCGTATACAGAGAACGTAATATCTGTAGGAAACACAGGCAACGCGGTGACGATCAACATTGCAAATGCGACGGTCGTGACTGCTACGCTGACGGCTAATTGTACGTTCACAATGCCTGGTAACACGGCAGGAAAGTCGTTTATCTTGTTGTTAAAAACAGGAAACGGTGGGTTTACAAGTACATTCTCAAACGTCAAGTTTGTTGGTAATACTGCGCCGACGATTACGACGGCAAATAACAGCATGGACATCCTGACGTTTGTTGCTGACGGTCAGAACTGGTACGGCAATTACGCTCAAGGTTACGTTCCATAACAGGAGCAATTGATGTTTGCTTATACAAAAATTATGCAGGCGCTGGCTGCTGGTGGCACATTCTCTGTAGTCCAAACCTTCACGGCATCTGGCACTTGGACTTGTCCTACTGGCGTGACCGAGGTTGAGTACCTAGTGGTTGCTGGTGGGGGTGGTGGTGGTGGGTCTGCAAATGGCGGAGGCGGTGGTGCTGGTGGTTTTAGAACAGGCACAGGGTTATCAGTAACCGCTGGAACCGATTATACGGTAACCGTTGGCGGTGGTGGTGCTGTTGGTAATGGCAATCAAAATGCTGGTTCTAATAGTGTTTTTAGCACTATTACATCAAACGGCGGTGGCGGTGGTGGTAATGAATCCAGCCCCAAAACCGGACAGGCTGGCGGCTCTGGCGGTGGAGGCTCAAACTCAAGTGCTGGTGGTGCTGGTAATACGCCATCTACGTCACCATCACAAGGAAATAACGGCGGTACATCTTCTAATTTTGCTGGTTCTGGTGGTGGTGGCTCTGGCGCAGCGGGAACAAATGCGACAACCGATGTGGCATCAACAGGTGGCGCGGGAACATCATCAAGCATTAGCGGAAGTTCTGTAACGTATTCCGCTGGTGGTGGTGGAGCAGGTTTTGGAAACACGCCTTATAGCGCAAACAATGGTGCTGGTGATACGACAACTCCGGCTAATTCTGGTTATGGTGGTCAAGGCGCAGAAACAAGGCGTTCTGTTAATGGTACTGCTGGCGGTTCTGGCATTGTCATCCTCAAGTACAACGTAGCAAGCCAGACTGTATTTACGTTTAAGTCATCGAGTAAGTGGGTATGCCCGACAGGTGTGACTAGCGTGGATTATCTGGTTGTGGCTGGTGGTGGTGGAGGAGGGGAAAACATTGGCGGAGGAGGAGGTGCTGGTGGGTTTAGAACAGGTACTTCGTTTAGTGTTTCTGCTGGAACTGAATACACTATAACTGTTGGTGCTGGCGGTGCTGGTGCATCTTCAGTAGTGGTTGGTACATCTGGAGGAAATTCCATTTTAAGCAGTATTACCTCAAATGGTGGTGGGGGTGGTGGTACTTACGAAAGTCGAAATGGGGCAAACGGCGGTTCTGGTGGTGGAGCCTCTAGTACTGGAGCGTTTACAACAGGAACGGCAGGAAACGGCAATACTCCTAGCACATCTCCTTCTCAGGGTAACAATGGAGGGGCTTCTACAATCGCTGCACCCTCCGCTGCTTCTGGCGGTGGTGGTGGGGCAAGTGCAACAGGTGGAGCAGCAAGTCCTGCACCGGGATGGATAGGGGGTAATGGAGGCAATGGAACTTCATCAACCATTTCTGGCTCATCCGTAACCTATGCTGGAGGTGGTGGTGGTAGTTCAACGGAAGTTGGCGCTTACGGCAGTGGCGGGACAGGTGGTGGAGGTAATGGGGGTGGTACAAACCCCGGAACCACAAACTTAGGGGGCGGAGGCGGTGGTGGGACATTTGGTGTTACTGGCGGTTCGGGCGGCTCTGGCATCGTAATTATCAAACTCAACCAATAACTATGGAAACTAAACTCTACAGAATGTACGGTATTGACGTAGCCATGCAGCTGCTGCGTCCGGGCGCCAAGTGGGAGATCAGCAATAATGTTTTCACCCGCTGGGAAGATCCACGTCCTTGTCCATCTATAGACGAGGTGTACTGGGTCATGGACAAGATCCGAGAGTTTGAGGACAGTATTCCTACCGTTTGGCTACCAGAGCAACTGAGCAAGATCAAAGCCGATGCCGAGGAATTTGAGAAGGCGGTGGCATGAACGTCCACAACTTATTCCCGCTGCCTATCGGGTTCTTCCGCTTGGGGCGTGACCTGACCAAGACCGAGTTGGACTTCATCCTCGGCCAAGAGCGTTATGCCAATCAAGGGAATACAACGAGCGCCGACCGTAAGGTACTGCGGCACAAAGAATTGACCGACGTGCGTGACTTTATTGAAGACGCGATGCTGGAGTACTTCAAGACAGTCCATGATCTAAAGGGCGATGTAGCGCTGTATGTCACGCAGTCATGGG